TGGAAGTGCGGCCTCTGTCCATCCGGCGAACTGCGGCGATGCCGTCGCGGAGTAGGTCGAGAAGCTGCCATTGTTCAAGAGCGACCCGCCTTCGCCCGTTCCGGCATGGCGTGATCGAATCAGGACGCTCGACTCTTCACCGCTGCCACCCCCGGCAGTTTCCCAGCCCGACACCTTGGAGAGCACCGAGTCGAAGGATGCACGCTCGCCAGACAGTTCGAAGATCTCGGCACCCTGCCTGACGCCCGTGTTTACGTCGCCTCGGCAGCGCCAGATCTTCCGCTCTGTGTGACACGCCTCCATTGGGAAGCCTTCTGCGTCGACCGTCAGTCGACCCATTGTGCCGGTCCCGCGATTGCTCACGATCGCATCCAGTGTGGCTGATACGTCAAAAGTAATGTCGCGCGACTTGACGCTGAGCGAGTTCTTGACGAACCACTCGTACAACGCGGAGAACAGTTCGTCGAGACTGCTATAGGAAGCTCCGTAGCCGCTACTCGCGTGCGCCGTCATCAGTTGCGCATACTCTCGAATGCAGGGCGCGATGAAACTCAGCACAACGCTCTGGTCGATCATCGCCGAGGCGAGGCTGCGTAGCCTGATGGTTGCATCGGGCAGATCCATCGGCGTGTGTTCGCCCTCTAGGGACTGAAGCAACACGTCGAACTTGCCAGTGGTCCCCGCCAGCGTGAGGTCGATGAAGCCTCTAGTCTCCTCTAGAATATCGACAGCGTTCCTCCACTGCGTCTGGATCTCAGCCTCGGTCGGCGTGCCACTCATTGATTACCTTCCTATCCGGTCCACTCTAGACCGGTCTCAGCCAACGACTCCGGGTAGATCTGGCCGCACTTGCCGTTCTCCTGGTCCTCGCACAGATGCGCGAACATGAAGTCGGCCGCTGGCTCGTCGCCGCCACGTTGGATGTAGCGCCTCTTGTTGCGCGGGCTAGCCATCTGTTTCTCGTTCGGGATCGTGATGAGGTGTCCGCGACGACGGAGGTGCGCGTCGCCCCTGTTCTCGCCCGTGCCATGTTCTTCCTGCTCGCCGTTGAGGAACCGAACGACAACAAGCGGGATGCGCTCGTTGAGTAGCGCGATCTGTGCTTTGCTCAGAAACGTGATCGTGCCGATGACGGGGACGCGCGTCTTCGGGCCGCCCGGATTGAGCGGGTTGTCGACGATGTCCTCGTTGACCTTGGGGAAGTTGACTCCCGCGACGTCGATGCACTCGACTGGGCAGTTCGGAAATATCCCGACCCAGTATCGGCGCTGTTCCAGCACGCCGGGAGCGTGCCCCGACATGTCAGCGCGGAGGCTGGCCCCTTTGGGCTTCTTGGCCCGCTTCGTCTTGGGCTTCGGTTCGACGGGTGCGTCCGCGATAGTTTCGGCTGCGAGGTTCATGTCGGTGTCCATCCGGGTCATCTCCGGTTCATGGTCTACGAAAAGAAAACGGGCCGCTGCCTCACAGGCAACGCCCCGCGAGGGCTCTGCGACAGAAGTCGGACAGCTAGGTTGTGTTGATCTTGATTGTCGCGAACGGCTGCGCGATACCGGCACCAGCGCGGCGTTCCCACTGGACATACTCTTCGCCAGTGTCGCGCGTGTGGTCGCCGTTGTTGTCGCCCTCGAGCGACGTGAACTCTTGAACGCCTTCTCGGTCGAGAAGGAACGTTGGCTTCTTGGGCGCTCCCGTCAGGAAGATGAACCAGTCTCCGGTCGTGAGGCGGCTCGATCCCCATAGCGTCACGTTGCGCGACGAGTCGTGGACGAGGTTCGTCTCGGCCGCCGCTGCGAGCACCGTGCCACCACGCGCGCCCGTGTTGTCGAGGCCCATGGCGTGGCGCTTCTGCAGGAAGGCTATCTCCATCTGCTCCGTGTCGGCGGCAGCGTGGATGATCGTCACCGGGCCGTCGATCAGTTCGCTCGACAGAAGCGGCTGGCCCTTCCCGTCCTGGAAGGCCATGAACTGCTCGATGGCAGACCAATAGTCGGCTTGGATGTCGTGGACCGTGGCGACACCAGAACTCGTGAGAATGTTCCCGTTGGCGGCCCCGAAGCGGGCTGCGCCGCCTGCGGTCCCGGCATACATGGCAGCCCCATCGGGCGCGGTCGGCACCGCTGGCAGCGTGTTCGTGCTCGCCTGGATCAGATCGAAGAACATGCGCTCCTCTAGCAGCGCCGCCGACTGGCCCGCCATCTGCGCGAGCTGCATCAGGGACTGCGTCTGATCGTCTTTGCGGTCGTCCTTGTGCCACGGGATTCGCCGCGCCCAGTTGTAGACCGGGACGGAGAACTGCACAGAACCCATGGCGTCGGTCGGGATCGTGTTCCCTCGCTGCCAGTGTTCCATGTGCGGAGCCGCCTCGAAGTAGGCGAACTCGTGCTGACGGTTCGTCGCGCCGACGGTGTCCATCAAAGCGCCGAGTTTGCCGCTCGATTGGCGATTCTGAAATGCCGAGTACGTATCCGAGAACTCGGTTCGGAGTCCGTTCGCCAGGACTTGGCTCGCGATGACGGTGCTCATGTTTGGTTACCTTCGGTTTCTCGTTACGCGACCCAGGTGCCGCTAGGCCTTCCAGGTGCCGCTAGCCATTCCGGCCATGTGTTCGGATGGAGTGAACAGTTGCACGTCGACGTCGGTCGCAGTCCTGAACGTTTTCAGCCACCCGACAACGTCGTCGGCCGTATCCGCCATCGTCATGCTGTCGGGGTCGGAATCGGTGCAGTAGACCAGCGCGCCCACCTTGGCCTGCGTCGGGGTGCCCACGACGTTGGCGAGGTGCATCAAAACCACCCCGCTCTCGTCGACTCGCGCCTCAGGCGGCTTGTCGTCGCCCGTTGCCCCGGTCAGGACACCGTCGCCAGCGCGATCGTCGCCTTCGAGGCAGATCCCGATAAACGGCTGGGCGCTGCCTGTGCCGTCCCAGTGGTTGAGGTACCCGTCCTGAAGCTGGACGAGAGCGCCTGGGACCAACACAACGCCGTCGGCGATGATGTAAGACGCACGCCCTTTGTTCGGGCGAGTCTGGTGAAGTGTCTTTACGGAGAGGTCTGCCATTGTCTGTTCCTCGTGGTCCGGTCGGGGTTAGCGATCTCTCAGGCGGTCTGCGCCTTGAGCTTCACGCCTTCCTTCTCCATGTTGATCGCGACGTATCGCTCTTGACTCTGGCGGACGTGATTCCGCTCCTTGAGGTCTGTCCACTCGGCCGCCCAGTGCGCGGCTCGGTCTACGGCCTGGGTGCCGTGCTCCTGGTAGGCCATCGCGACCTCAGGGAACTGGCTCTCGTGTCCGATGAAGGCCGACTCTGCACCGCCGTTGCCCCCGCCTAGAGTGGCGAACGTCTTGACGATCGTGTCGACGTGCTTCGCGAAGGCTTCCGCGCCGTGCTCCTTGTGGAACGCGACGAAGTTCTCCTCGACGTCGGACCCCATCGGGCGTCCTTCAACGCGCTGCATCGCTGCGGCCACGTTCGTCTTGCGGAGCTCGTCCGCGTCGCGCTGCTTGTTCCATGCCTCGAGCGCAACCACCTTGCCGCGCATCTCGGCCAACTCTTCGTTGTCCTTGGTCATCGCTTCGCCCGCTCCCGGCGCTGCGGCCGGTGCTGGGGTTTCGGCTTCGGGCTCTTCGTGCGCGACTCGTTGAGCCTGGATCGCTTCCAGGATCGCATCCATGTCGGCAACGCTGATGCTCCCGTCGGAGATCGCCTTGACGACCGCGCCCACGTCGAGGCCGCCCTCGCCGTCGGTCTGGTTGTTGTCGCCGTTGTCCTTCGGCTTGTCGTCGCCGTTTGCGTTCTGTTCGCCCTTGGGCTTGTCGTTGTCGTCTGGCGTCGGTGCCATGGTCGTCTCCGTGTCTTGGAAGAACAGGCGTCGCGAAGGTCCGCGAGAGAAACACGCTACCACCGGCTCACCACTTTCGGGAGTATCGGTCAGCCAGGGGTTGTCGAAAGTTGCAGACGCAACAAACGGCACGTCGGACCCGACCGCGCTCTCGTCGAGGTCGTTGACCATCAGCATTGGCAGCTCCAGGTAGGGAGCTTCGTGGTCAAGCAACGCCAGCGAGTCGAGTGCTGGATCCTCAACGTCGAAGATTTCCACGCTGCGCCACGGCAACCGTTTCGCTAGCACTTCGCCCTGCGCGTATTCGTTCGTTACGATCAGGTCGGCCATAACCGCAACGCGGCGTTGGCCCTTGAACGTGATGATCTCGGTCCCGAGCACGCGGAAGAACCCGGCCGGGCGGATCGCGTCCGTGGCCTTGTTCGCCTTGTCGTGGTGCCGGATGTGCAGTGGCGGGAGATGCCCTTCGCGCTCAGACTGCATCGCCTTGGCGACGGCGCGCGCGATCCAATCGGCGTCGTAGTTCGTGTCGCCCCGCTTGCACTCGACGAAGATCGGCACGCGGTAGACGGTCATGGACCCGTCCTCGTGGCGCTTGGCGTTGTAGCCCAGGGTCGAATGGGTCGCGGTCGGCGACGAGCCGGGGTTTCTCGTGATCGAGACCTGGCTACCGCGTCCCGGTACTGCCTGCGCGGGGTCTACCCTGCGGAGTTCCGAGGGAGTGCTCATGCGTCGTGCCCGAACTCCAGACCTAGGCGGATTCCGAACTTCACCCCGGAGATTGGCGTGTAGCCCGTCTCCGTTACGAGCAGCCCGTAGAGCAGCCCGTCCGGCGTCCGATAGGGCAATCTAGGCAGTACGGCGCTCACGGACGCAGTGGCCTGGAAATCGTAGGCCTGGTAGACCTCCAGGTTGGTCCCGACGTTCTTCTTGGTCGCGTCCGGGTAGAAGAACTTCCCGACCACCTTTGGGAAGTCGCCAGATACAAGCGCGAACGCCGCGTTGTCGGCGAAGTTGGTCGGCTCCTGGTCGAACAGCCACAGCGAGAAGTTGATCGTGTCGGTCTCTTCGACGAAGAGCGTCGAAGAGATCACCGCGCCGTTTTGGCCGACCTTTGGGAACTGGATCGCGGCCGTCGTCGTGTCGCTGATGACGTCCTTGGCCCCGTAGGCCGTGGTGTTCGCTGGTCGGGTGAACGAGGCGTACGTGTATGAGAACCGGCCGCCTGGGAATCCTGTCGCGGGCGCGTCGACATTGGTTATCAGCGTCATGCTATTCCTTGCCGGTGTCCTCTACGTCGGAACGCTTCTCGTCCTCATCGACGATCCTCGTCATCGCAGCGCGGACGGCGTGCGACGGCTGGAGGGTCTCGCCTTTGATGAGCCGGTAGACCGTTGTATGCGATGCCGGGATTGCATCTGCAACATTCCGAATGCCTCGCGCTGCGGCGATGTGGCAGAACTTCCGCTTGAGCTCGTCCCACTGCATCAGACTCCGCCAACGATGAGAAGATCGGGACGCCCTCCGTGGCGGAATCCTGGGTCCGGGAACGCGCCGCGTGGGACACGCGATTCGCTCACGTTGCCCTTCTTATCAATGCGTCCCATACGGCGGAGCTGGGGTACGCTCACGAGCGAGACCTGGCAACGGCACTGATAGCCGAGCGGTGGCGCGAGCCGGTTCCACGCCTTGTTGTCGACCTTGAGGATCATGCCGTCGGCAGCGCCGTGGTTGTCTCTAGTGTCTGAGTCGCCTACCGCATCGAACCGGAACGCGGGGATCACCGCCTTGATGTCAGGATCTTGGGCCTGGCGGAAGCGGCCAGCGGTGACGGCGGTGTTGACGTTCGTGCGGAACGCCATCCGCGCATAGCCCTCCGACCATGCGGCCGAGCGGACGCGAACCTTGTCGACCGACATCGCCAGCGCCTTACCGGCCTCCCCGGACGGGATACCCTCGCGCAAAGCTCGAGCGACGAACCGCTGCGCCTCGTGGGTCACGGCGGCCTCGGCAGAGCGGGCGAACGCGATCACACGCCCCTCGCTGTAGAGCTGGGATATCCTCTGCGCCGTCCGGTCTGCGGCCCTCCTGAGCGTGACGGGAGTGCGCTCGACCATGTCCTCGAGCGCCTCGGCTAACGTGACACGGGGCAGGAGGGTCTGCGTTGGCTCATCCGCGAACGCCACCATGCGGGCACGGTCCGCCTCCATGGTGTCGCCGATCTGCTTATGGACCGCCGCCGCCTTCTGTAGCGCGATCGACGCGCCAAGCACTTCGGCCACGCCCATCGTTTCGGTGATCAGGTCCGCCATCGCGTCCCGCGCATCGACGATGGCTGGCTTATTCCGCGTCACTATGCCCGCGAACATATCCTTGACGGCAGCCGCATAGAGCCGTGAGGGCCGCCCGGTCAGGTCTTCGAGGAAGCGGTCAACGTCTAGGCGGGGCATTGGTCAGCCTTCTCGCTTTCGAGATGTTCCTCTAGCAGAGCGACGACCGCCGCCAGCGCCTCGACGTATCCGCACTCCTTGACTTCGAGCGCGTCGCGGTAGGACGTTCGGCCACGATGGACGCCAAACTTGGCGACCACGCTCGAGCCTCA